CGGCGACTGCACCGAGCTGCTTGAAGCTGCGCGACCGCACGACTTTGTGATCATGCGCGATGTTTACCGCGGCGCCGCCGATCCGCGGTCGATGCAATCCAGCCTGATGTGGTGGTCTAAGCCGCATCAATTCATTTACGACGCATTCAAAACGGGCGATCGCTACTGCGAAGGGGGTGATCAGGTCTATCTGGAGTGGGCGCTAAGTGGCCGGCTGGTAAAATACTGGCAGGACATCACGCCTGGCATTGTGAGCTTTAAAGCCGACATACTGCCGAACGGGGTGCAGGCCGAGGATCGGTTAATCGCGTTCCACGGCAAGCCGCGGCCGTGGGAACAGACGAGGGTGCAATATGCGACTGCATGAGGGCTGGGCGGTTCCTGACGCTGACCAGTGCTGCATTCAAGCGGCGCTGGCCGAGGTGCCGGATCTCGGCGCCAGTCTGGATCTGTGCCGGGAGTTCAGGACTGCAATACAGGCCGGCGGAAACATGGGCGTCTATCCGATGGCGCTCGCGCAGAAGTTCCAGCGCGTCTACACCGTCGAGCCGGACTCAGCCAACTTTGAGGCGCTGGCAATCAACACGGTCAACCAGCCGCGGGTGATCATCCGCTGGGCTGCCTTTGGGCAGGACCACGGCAAGGCAGCGATTGACCAGATATACCCGGACAACGCAGGCGCGCACCAGATCAAAGAGGGCGCGGAGTTTGACGTCCTGCCCATCGACAGCCTGGGCGTTACCGACTGCGACCTTTTGCAGCTTGATGTCGAGGGCTCGGAGCACTTAGCCATTTTGGGCGCCATCTCAACCATTGAGGCAAGCTGGCCGGTAATTACGCTGGAGCTTAAAGGGCTGGGCGAGCGATACGGTTACACCGACGAGGACACGATCAACCTACTGGCCGACATGGGCTATCGGATAACAGACCGGGTTAACAGGGATGTGATATTCACAAAATGAGCGCAGCCTGGACACGCAAAGAAGGAAAAAACCCTGCCGGTGGACTCAATGCCGCAGGCCGAGCGAGCTACAAGGCAGAGACTGGCGGCACGCTTAAGCCACCGGTTAAAGCAGGCGACAACCCGCGGCGTGCCAGCTTCCTTGCGCGCATGGGCGGTATGCCTGGTCCGATGGAAAAGAACGGCGAGCCAACGCGGTTGGCACTTGCGCTGAAGGCGTGGGGTGCAAGCAGCAAGGCCGATGCTAAAGCAAAAGCTGCGGCAATATCGAACAGGAATAAGTAAATGGAAAAGACCAGCACCGGCGTCGATAAATGGCTGAACATCATCAGCCAGTACGACAACGAATTCAAGAAGTGGGAAGCCCGCAGCGCGAAGATCGTCAAACGCTACCGCGACGACAACCGCAGTCAGCACACGAACGAAACCGCGAAATTCAACATCCTTTGGTCAAACGTGCAGACGTTGATTCCTGCCGTTTACGCGAAACTGCCCAAAGCGGTGGCACAACGCCGGTTTGGTGACAACGATCCTGTCGGGCGGGTTGCTGGCCAACTGATTGAGCGCGCACTGGATTTCGAGATTGAACACTATCCAGATTTCCGGTCAACCATGAAACACGCAGTCGAGGATCGGTTTCTCGGTGGCCGCGGCGTGGCGTGGGTGCGCTACGAGCCGCACGTTCGGCAGTTGGACATGCCCGAAGATGGGTTACAGATAACCGAGGACGTGGAAAATGAGAGTGCCGAAGGCCAAACCGCTGAAGGCGCGCCGAATCCAGAAGGTCAGGACTACACCGCAGGCGAAACCGAGCCGCAGGAAGAAATTGAGTATGAATGCGCCCCGACCGATTACGTTCATTGGAAGGATTTTGGCCATTCTGTCGCTCGCACTTGGGAAGAAGTAACCTGCGTTTGGCGCTGGGTTTATATGACCAAAGAAGCCCTGACCGAGCGATTCGGCAAGAAGATGGCTAAGCAGATCCCGCTCGACTCTGGCGCCGAAACGCTGGCCACGTATGGCCAAAGCAACAAAGAGCGCACCAGGGCGAAAATATGCGAATTGTGGGACAAGGAAAGCGGAAAGGTGTATTGGCTGTCGAAGAACTGCCCGACGCTGATAGACGAGCGCGACGATCCGCTAGAACTGGACCAGTTCTTTCCCTGTGCAAGGCCGCTTTACAGCACCACCACCAGCGACACATTGGTGCCGGTGCCTGACTTTGTGATTTACCAAGACCAGGCTAACGAGCTGGACATTCTCAGCGATCGTATCGACGGGCTGGTTAAAGCACTGCGGATTCGAGGCGTTTACGATGCCAGCCAGCCGGCGCTGCAACGGCTCTTGACCGAGGGCGACAACAACACGCTGATTCCGGTAGATAAATGGATGGCGTTTTCTGAAAAAGGCGGGCTGAAGGGCAGTATCGACATCCTGCCGATCGACATGCTGGCCAGCGCGTTGCTGAACTGCTACCGCGCCCGCGATGACATAAAAGGGCAAATTTACGAGATTACCGGCATTAGCGACATCATCCGAGGCCAAACATCGGCCAGCGAAACCGCAACCGCGCAACAAATCAAAGGCCAGTATGCCGGGCTGCGTTTGCGCTCAATGCAAGAGGAAGTGGCGCTGTTTGCCAGCGAACTGATCCGTTTGAAAGCGCAGGTTATCTGCACTAAATTCCAGCCGCAAACGATTTTGTTGTATGCCGCGGCTGGGCAGATGACGCCCGAAGATCAGCAAATGATTCCGCAGGCCATCCAGCTCATGCAGGACAATCCGTTGCGGAACTTCCGTATCGAGGTCGATTCCGACAGCCTGGTGCAGCTGGATGAGCAGCAGAACAAAAGGGATCGCGTTGAATTCATTACGGCGTTTGGCGGGCTGTTGCGTGAAGCGTTGCCGGTTGGCCAATCCTCGCCAGAACTAATCCCAATGCTGGTCGAGGTGATGAAATTCGGCATTAGTGGATTCAAGCAGGCCAAGCCGATTGAAGGCACTTTAGATGCCGCGCTCGACCAACTGAAAGAGAAACAGAAGCAAGCCGCGGCCAATCCCCAGCCGGCGCCGCCAAACCCTGAAATGATGCAGATTCAGGCGACGCAGCAACTGGAACAGGCCAAAATGCAAGCGAACGCGCAAGCTGAACAGATGAAGATGCAAGCCGAAGCGCAAGCATTGCAGATGCAAGCGCAGATTGACGATCAGAAAATGCGGCATGAAATGGAAATGAAGGCGCAGGAGGTTAAATCGGTTGATGACTTCAACCGCTGGAAAACCGAACTTGAGGCTGCGACTAAAATCATGGTGGCAAGAATAGGTGCCAATCCTGGTCTGGATCTGCCGCTAATCGAAGCGCAGCAGGCGGCAAGCGAAAAGGTTACAGCCGAGCTGGGCGAGAACGTCAGAACAGCCATAGATCACATGGCGCAGATGCACGAAAACATGGCAAATATGCATGGCGAAACCATGAACCGCATCGGTGGCGTAATGCAAACACTGGCGGCGCCCAAGCGCATCGTGCGCGGGCCAGATGGCAAAGCAGTCGGTGTCGAGGTGGCGGCATGATTGTTACCACGACACAGGGCGAGATGGACGATTCATTGCTTGAAAAACGTGAAGGATCGGTAGACAACGACAACGAAAACACGACATGGGTTGAGTATTGGCTGGCAGGCGATCTAGTGCATAGGTCAGCTCACGTTAGGTTGAAAAAATCGATCGTTTCACAAACTGAAATAGGGAGTTTTTAAATGGCAAATACCCAAGCAATGTGTACCAGTTTCAAAGCCGAAATTCTTAGCGGAATTCACGCGCTGGGAACGACCGTTATTCGGGCAGGGACCGGCGCTGACACGGTTAAGGCCGCGTTGTATCTAGCGAGCGCCACCGTAAACGCTGCCACAACTGCTTATAGCGCCACTGGCGAGGTTTCCGGCACTGGCTATACGGCAGGCGGGATAACGGCCACAAACGCCACAGCGCCAACATCCAGCGGGACTACGGCCTACTGGACGCCGAGCGCCAGCTTTACCTACACGACGGTCACGCTGACCACATCGTTTGACTGCGTGCTGGTTTACAACTCTACGCAAAGCAATAAATCAATCAGCGCACACACGTTCGGCGCCCAAACCATCACCGCAGGTACGTTTGTGCTGTCCATGCCGACGAATGACAGCACCAATGCACTTACCCGCATTGCCTAAAACATGGCACAAGGCGCATGGGACACCGGCACCTGGGACGATGCCCTGTGGGACAGTTTGCCTGTCACCGGCAATTCTGCAACAGGATCGCCAGGTAATGTTGGTGCTGCCGCAACTGTTCCACTTACCGGGAACGCAGCAACCGGCGCGCCCGGCACCGTTGCCGCCACCGTTACCATTGCGCTATCTAGTGTGCAGGCAACTGGGCAGGTGGGCACAGTTGCCTGCACAGTCACTATTGCACTATCGGGCGCGCAGGCTACAGGGCAGGTCGGGACAGATGGTGTCAGCACAACGGTTCCGGTCACAGGAACTGAGGCAACCGGCGCCGCGGGATCTGTTGGCTTGGTTGTCACGGTTTCATTGTTTGGAAACAGCGCAACCGGCGACGTTGGGACGGTCACGGTGGGGCCGCAGCCGGTCATTGTTATCGATGACACGCACGACGGACGACGATTTAAAGAGCAGCTCGAACGCGAACGCAAGCTCAGAGCAAAGAAAAAACAGGCAATTCTTGACGCATTCGAGCGCATTGTTGAAGGCCGGCCAGAGATCGCAGAGGAAATTGCCGCGCCGTTTATTGTGCTGGCAAAAGCTAAATCAGCGGTTCAAGCCATCAATTACGACGCGTTGTTTGCCGATCTTGACCGCGTGCAGCGGATATGGGATTTGCACCTTGAACTTGACGACGAGGACGTTCTGACATTGCTATGAGAAAAACTTACATTCAGATTGACGGCAAATTGATTGAAAAGTTTAAATATTACCGCGATCCGGTGGCGCCAATCATCATGCCGGACATTCAGCCTTATCAATCCATGGCAGATGGATCAATGATTACCAGCCGCAGCCATCACCGCGAGCACCTGCGGCAACACAATTGCATTGAGATTGGCAACGAAACGATGGAAACCAAACCAACGCCGGTAAAAGACAACCGCAAAGAAGTATTGCGGGAACAACTGGCAAATATGACGCACAACGAAGCCAACAAAGTGCTGGCCAAGCTGCGTGACGATATACGTTTTATCCGCAAGTAAACCCCCACAGGGAGCAACAATGTCCGACTTAAATGAAATCGTCCCAGTAGAGAACGCAGACAGCCGCCGCGAGATGCTTTCGCAGCAATTTGATGAAGTTGTTGAAGCGGCGCCAGAACCTGCAAAGGTTGAACCGGCAAAATATGAAAAGCAGCGGGATGAGTCCGGCAAATATGCCAAACAGTCGGGGCCGGCAGTACCGCAATTAAAAGCAGAACCTACCGACCAGGTTGAGGAACCGTTGTGGAAACGCCCACCGGCGAGCTGGAAGAAGGATTACCACGAAGATTGGAAAGCCGCGCCAGATCGCATTCAGGAGTATGCCTGGCAGCGCGAAAATGAGATGAAAGCCGGTGTCGAGCCGCTTATCTCAAAAGCACAGTTTGCCGACCAGATGCAGGAAGTTTTGAACCCCTACATGAACACAATACAGGGGCTTGGCATTGACGCGCCAAAAGCAGTTAAAGCCTTGATGGAAGCCGATCATGCCTTGCGCTACAGTAATCCGCAGGAAAAGCACCAGTATTTTGCTAGACTCGCACAAAGTTATGGAGTAGATTTAAATAATATGGGTAATCTGCCACAACAGATGCCCGTTGATCCAACCATTTTTGCATTGCAAAACGAACTAAATAACGTTCGCGGAGAGGTGCAAGGATGGAAGCAGGCACAGGAACAGCAACAGAATCAGGCGCTTTTGGGTGAGATAAACATCTTCAGTCAAAAAGCCGAGTATTTTGAGGAAGCAAGGCCGGTAATGATCCAGCTCCTACAGAGCGGTGTGGCCACCGACCTCGATGACGCATATCAAAAAGCATTACGCTTAGATCCGAACCTTTTTGAAAGTGTGCAAGCCAGCAAACAAGCTGAACTTGATACGGCAAAAAGAGCGGCAGCAAATAAAGCTGCTAAGTCGGCGCGAGCGGCAGCGGTGAGCGTGCGTGGCTCCACACCCGGGACCGTGACAAATACCAAAGCACAAGATCGTCGGGCGTTACTTGCCGAACAATTCGACAATATGAGCGACCGACTCTGATAATTTTATAAGGAGCTTTCATCATGGCTTTTGCCAATAGCTCGATCAGCGACATTATTGCGACCAACATTCAAAGTCGTAGCGGTGAGCTGGCCGACAACGTAACAAATAATAATGCGCTTTTGCGCCGACTTAAAGAACGCGGAAACGTTAAAACGTTTTCCGGTGGTAACGTGATCTTGCAAGAGATTATGTATAACGAAAGCGCGACGAACAACACCAACAGCTATAGTGGCTATGAAGTTTTGAACGTTTCGCAAAACAGCCCAATCAGTGCGGCGCAATACGGTATTACCCAATACGCTGCTGCGGTATCGATCAGCGGTTTGGAAATGATACAAAACAGCGGCAAGGAAGCGATTATTGACCTGCTCGACGGTCGTATGAACGTGGCCGAAGCGCAACTGGCTAACCGTATCGGTTCGGATATTTATTTGGACGGGACGGGTAACTCTGGCAAAAACATCACCGGACTTGGTGCTGCTGTGCCGGATGCTCCGACCTCTGGAACGTATGGCGGTATCAACCGAGCAACGTATTCGTTTTGGCAATCGGTTGCTTACTCTGGTTTGACAAACGGCGGCGCGGCTACGACTGCATCCAACATCCAGCAGTACATGGATTCGGTAGCGGTTCAGTTGATTCGCGGAACGGATAAACCGGATCTGATCGTTGCAGACAATATTTACTATCGTCTGTACCTTCAATCGCTGCAATCCATTCAGCGTATTTCTGATTCTGGTAGCTCAATGGCTGGTGCTGGTTTTGCCTCGCTGAAATACTACGGCGCAGGTATGGCATCGGATGTGGTGCTCGACGGTGGTATTGGTTCGGCTGCTACTGCATCGCACATGTGGTTTTTAAATACGAAATACATTTTCTTCCGTCCGCACGTTGACCGGAATTTCGTACCGATTGGCGGCGAACGGCAAGCCGTAAACCAAGACGCTAAACCTACTTTGCACTAATGGCGTCTTTAAACCTTCTCTGATTGACTTGGAAGCCCGGAAGCGGGCGACAGGGCGCAAGCGAAAGCAGCGTGAACGACTAAGTGAGAGGGACACCGAAAGGTGTATGCGATAGTCTGAACACTGGTATAACTTTATTGAAGCCAGTGAGGGAAATCCGAAGCGGTTTCCCCGCCATCGAGAGATGGTCAGTAAGCTGAAAGGCTGAAAGTAACAGAATGATTGTTAAATTGATCGGTTGGGCTGGCAATATGTGCGCCAGCGGCCCGCAGTTTAGCGGCGTGTTGATAGCTTAAGGAGAATAGATAATGGCTTACACTTATGTAGAAAATCAAGCCGGTCTGTTGCAGATTGCCGCAATTGATACTGGTGTTACTTCGCCGAGTAGCGTTTCGACTG